CTAGAGAGCAGAGCTTGGCAGACCTTCGCGGTCGCTGCCCTTACCTCTTGCTCGTAAGTGTATCGGTGCACCATGGAGTTGTCCACTTTGCGTTACAAAACCGTTACACAAACAAGAATCAGAAGGGGCAGACAGATCACATCACAGTAATTGAGAACGGTTCGCAATAAGGGCAAGTATTGGGTCGAAGTATAAGAAATAGGGCCGAGATTGAGTTATATAAGTTAGATTGCATATCTAAATTGCTCAAATGCCAAGATTTAGACCCCCGCCATGGGGGTAAGTGGCTCCTGGGCACGACGTATATAGGCTTCAGAAATTTTTGGTCAGATTTAACGGCATATCTGCTAAGTAATTTAGCTGGAACCTGTTAGAAAACTATCTCTAAGCCTCTACAACACCCTTTTACTTATTCTTTTGTCTCCTTATACCAAGGAGCAGTTAAACGCATCTCAGGGAGGCTTGTAGACCCCTCTGAGAACGTTTCTGTATAAACAGGAGTTACATAATCAGGAAGAGAAGGTTCAATCTTTTTGTATTCCTCAATAGCGGAATCAAGTTCAGCTTCGACACGGAGATCAATAAACTTGTCTTCTAACCAGACAAGCAGACCAAGCAGTAGATGATCCCACCAAGGAATGCCACGTTTCCAGGATTTAAAAAGAACCTGGAACTCAACTAGCCTAAGTTTTTGTTCCACATTGCCTCACAGACATTAGGAAGGTGTTGATACAGAAGGTCTTGTACTTGACCAGCTATCTGTGCGTGTTCCCGTTGAGTACCATGACCAGTTCTTAGGTCGCAGTAATGCAACCAAGACCTAACAGTACCGTTCATGTACAGCTTGGTTGGAGACGCCAAGGGAAGCACTTCTCTGGCACACTCTTTAGCTAGACCAGCTGACACCATCTCTCTGTAGAGATCCTCAGCTTCTGCAAAGTGTTGATGGATACGACGGATGTACTGCTGTTTCTTGTCAGTGGATAGGTCATCAATACTGTTCTGTCGGTTGGTTAAGTCTTGACGACGAAGAGCTGGAATAACTGGAGTACCAATGGTAGTTACATCTGCATACCGTTGTGAGAATTCTTGAAAGGAGAAGCTACGATGCCTAAGAAGTTGTGCTGCTATTGCACGAGTTGTAGAGATTTCAACACACATGTTCACCATTTCAAAAGGTGACCAATGTTGATGTTTAATTAGGTAGTTAATTAATCTAGCACTGGTCTCAGTGTTTGATTGATTAGAAGGGTTAGACACCCTAGCCATGTAAGCAATAAGCTCTTCAGCATTAGGTGTAATGTGTACAAGGTTAGCCTGGTGGATCATTAGCTACTATGTATACTATGTAATTAGTGAGTTGAGTAGGGAGTGCTGGGGGAACGTTGGAGGAACCCTGGAGAAGTACTGGTGGTTTACTTATGACTATGGGTCTCACTTCGTTCGACATCCATAGTAGTTAAGGGGTAAGCTACTAAGCTTGTCTTAGTGGTCTTACCCCCTAAGGGGGCCATCAATCCACCCTTTCAGGCCCCCCTCTACATAACTGATCAACCAAACCCCTTGCAGGGGAATTGGTCTCATTTGAGTCTTACCCAGGTAGGAGTATTGGTCTTACCAGCAAGTCCCCTTGCCTTGCGTCGTTGTTCGATATCAAAGCCAAGGACCATGTGGTTAGCAGCTGATTGAGGGTCATCCTTCCAGCTATCCAGAAGGTCTTGCCAGTCTTCCTGCTTACGTTGTTTGACGACCTCCATCGCTGAGATCCCCATGGCGTCTGTGAAGTACTTCACGCCTTGAGCCAGGGAGTCCAATCTGTCGTCGTGTTTGATGGCTCCTTTTTCTTTGCACATCCTGCTCATCTGATAGAAGAGCATGTACATGAGACGGTTCTCTGGAGCTTCGTCTTTGTTTGAGCCATAGTCCCAGTCAACAACCGAACGATCAATAATCAGACGGTGTTGATTCATGATGGGTTCTAGGGCATCAATGATTCTGTCTTCCTTACGGACATTGGCTCTGACTTCTTCAACGTCGATAGCTTGTTTAGTTTGTTGCAGATGCTTTTTGAACAGCTCTGCAACGATACCATCTCCAAAGTTGGTTTCAATTACAAGCTTGGTAACGTTAAAACGCTTACATCCACGAAGGATGTCAAGAAGTGTGCTATCACTATAACCATCGCGGTACGCTCGTATTTCGTGAACGTAGAGAAATCCATTCCGTTGACTTATAAATGTTGCTGCTGTTTCGTCAGTGCCTCTACCTGACGGGTCAATCGAGCAGATTGTTTCAGCGTATGGACCCCATTCTCCTTGAATCTGCATTGGGGAATAGAAATAATCACCCGGTAGGCCAACCGTAGGCAGGTCTTTGAGCACATTACGAGGGTCACTGCACCACACAACAGAATCCGGCGCTTGAGTCGGGTTAACAGAGGTAATGATGAGATCAGAGAATTTAAGTGGGAACTTTTCTGCATCGCTAAGAGTGGTATCAAGTTGGAACTGCAACAGAAAGTTGCTACGACCCATAGATGCTTCTCGTTCCATAAGGTCAGAGGAAGAGAATCGATCAGGGTCAGTGGGAGACCACTCTTCAACTCCCATGTCAAAGTCTTCTAAAAGTTGTGGGGCAAGAAGATTTTCGTATTGAGAGAGTTTGTCTTGACGTGGATAACGTGCAGGCCACACAAAAGGTCTGTAGTTACGTTCAGCAAGCTTTCGGTAAATGGTGAAGGTGGTCTGAGGTGTACCCAGATACATAATTCGTGAGTCGTTCTTTGGAGTAAGGATCGACTCAGCCTCAGTACAGAGTTGAAGAAGCTTCTCCCTCATCATCTCTGTCATTGAGTTACCAGGAACTTCAATGTCATCAAGAATCATGAGGTCAGCACGGCTACCAGTGAGCTGACCCGTAATACCAACGGATTTAACTGAGGGTGCTTGGTGTGGGGCACAGTTAACGTCAAAGCTAATACGAGACCATCTGGCATCATCCGACTTCGGTCTTAGATGTGCTAGCCAAGGGGTTTCAATGATCAGCTTTTGAAGAAAGATTGACATGTTGTCTGCTCGCTCTTTGGAAGCGGAGATAATCATGATCTTCTTTTCTGGATTGTTAAAGAGTGACCACAAGACAAAGGCTCCAGTAATCCAAGACTTACCTACACCACGAAATGCTTGGATCTGTAGTCGCTTAGGACCATGTTGTAGATAGTCAGCAATTGCATATTGAGCACGGGTTGGAGGGGGGAGGTCTAGCTGACGCCATAAAGCCTGCAGGAAGAGCTTGAAGTCTCCCTGCAAAGCAGACAAAACATCGTTCATAAGGTATTACCACCAGCAAAGTAACGAGAGCGTTTCTTGGTTTTCTTCTGTGTAGCTGGATTCTGCTTGGCTACACCTTTCCACCAATTATGCATGTCTGGAGAGACGTTGATAGGAGCTTTACCTAAGGGAACATCAAGGCTGTTTGGAGAGTTAGGAAGGTCGGATTGAGTTGTACCGCGACCAATAAATAAATCTGAAAGTTTTTTCTTACGGTTAGCAGGCATCTATATGAGCCCCTGAGGGGGTAGAAAAAGGCGAAAGGTATAAGGCAAAGAAAAGCCCCCAGAGGCGTGCTCCAGGGGCTTACAAAGGGGTCTCAAAAAGGATTACTTACCTTTGTTCCTACGCTTCAAATAAGCACCATATTCGTCAGCGTTAGAAGAAGGTCCAGCAGACATATCAGCTTTAAGTTGTTTGTTCTTACGCTTCAAATAAGCACCATATTCTTCGGCGTTGGAAGAAGGTCCAGCAGACATATCAGCTTTAAGTTGGCGAGCTTTCTTGCCAATTGCCTGGTCTTTGTATTTGTCAGAAGAGTACTTTTCAATCCAAAGCTTACGGCCTTCCTCTGCAGTTCCCTTAAACTTTTCTGGAGCTTTAGGTGCTGCAGGTTTGGGAGCAGGAGAAGAGAAAGAACCAGAACCAGATCCTGAGTCAGAACTTTGAGGTTTGGGACGGTCAACAGGATAATCTTTTTGCAGCTTGGCACGAAGACCTTGGTGATAAGCGAGAGTTTCTTCCTTAGTACGCGGCCTAGTAACGTTGCCTGTTTTATTTAGGTTAAAAATTCCGCCCTTGTCGGTAAGGTTAGAAATCTGTTTGGCCGTAGGCTTGGGCTTAGGTTTAGGAGCTTGTGGCGCTTGGTAGCGGCTGTGTCCAGGACTAGGACGACCTTTGTTTGAAAGGGTATTCCCAAGGTCACGAAGACTGGTGACGATGTTGTCTTTGGGATTGAAGACGCGACGTGCTTGGTCTACGGTCGCAGCAGCTACACCAAGAAAACCTGCTTTTTTAGCTAAACCAGAGTTAAGTAGACCCCTGGCAGGCGTTTTTGTACGAACATTGGTGGAGCGTGTACCTTTTGCTGCATTATCAAGCTTGGTCTTTGCAGCATCAACACGGGATGGAGTAGGACGAGAGGTTCCAGGCCTGGCAGGGCGGGGCTTGGGTTGTGGTCCCTGCATGCCTGGGAGTTGGCGGCTAGGGGGGACAGTTTTAGCGGGGGGAAGTTGTTTAGGGCCTTCAACACGGACCTTGACTTGCCTCACGGCTTGACCATTACCTACCTTTGGTCCGTAAGGTTGGCTGGAGTTACCAACGCGGCTCCCACCTTGAGTGCTTGGCGGAAGGCGGCGACGGGGGCTGACTCGTGATTGCGGAGTGATGGGGCTTTTTTGTGCTCTAGCACTATTCAGTTTTGCAGTTTGGCGGGTACGAAAGTTCCCTGGTTTCTGAGTAGGTTTACGACGGGGTGCCATTAGTTAATCCAAGAAGTGATAAGTTGCTCTTGCTGGGGTTTATACCCAAAGGTTGCTCTCATCCAAGAGAGCCAGTTTTGACTTCCTTTTGCCTGATTACACGATCTACAGCTAGGCACAAGATTGGAAGTAAGGTCAGATCCTCCATATGTTTTAGGCCGAACATGGTCAAGAGTAAGTTCATGTAATTCATAAGTTTCTCCACAGTAAACACATTGACAGTTGAAGTGTTCCTTAATGGCTCTTCTCCAGAGCCTCTTTGCTTCTGGACTTGTCATGGTTATTAGGTTTTGGAGATAGTGATCAGGCGAGGGAAGCAGTGGAGTCATAAACCGTTAGGCGTACTTAGAGCCTGTACGTGGTCTACGACGGTTTGTTGAGGGGCGTTCAAGCTTTCCTTTACTAGGTCCTGTATGGGAAGCATCCATACCGTCCCCATTTCCGTAAGTACCAAGTTGTCTGTTGAGTTCGTTGGCCTTTGTACGGATTTTGAGTCCTTGTTTAGTCTTGTTGTATTTAGCTTGCTGTTTAAGACGCCTCTTATTTGCGTCAGGGTTTTGGTCGTAATACTTTTGTGTTTGTCCTTTAGCCATTACCTGCGCATCCGTTCACGTACAAGTTCTGGATCTACCTTTGGCATTACAGAGGCAAGCTTATCCAGAGGGTTACCGTCATAAGCAACACCACTAATGTCATTCTTGGCTAACCAATCACAAGCTGCTTTAAGATCTTGTGT